AATCTAGCAACCTTCCTGCACTTTGTCAAGCCTTTCTGCAAGATTTTTTAGATTTATTTTTAGCCTCTAGGCAAGCCTCTAGGCATAGCCCAAGCCCAACCCAACCAGCCCAACCAGCCCAACATAAGAGACCAAGACCCAAGACCCAAGCCCAAGACCTAACCCAAGACCAAGCCCAGCACCTGAAAGATTTAGTGTCTAGGTAGACAACTTCCTAACAACTTGATGACCTTGACCTGGTGACCAGGCTTGACTACTTCCTAACAACTTGATGACCTTGACAATAAAACAAACACCTTGACCAACAATGACCACACATAATGATGACTTGACCACACATAGTGATGACCTTGATGACCTTTGATGACCTTGATGAATACAAAAGCAACTAGGCAAGCAAAAACTCAAAAGAAAGCAAAAGCCAAGAGAGAAGCAAAAAAGTTTAGGAAACGATTTGGCGGAGTCCCAAATATAAGCGGGGCCCACTCGCAGCCCAAAGTCAATTAATGTAAATGTTCATCTTTTCGACCTTCTCGTACAAAGAGATAGCCCCTCTTTCTCCCGTACGACACTTCAAAACTCCTGTACTATAGACAAATGGATCAGACGCCGCTATTGCCTTCAGATGAAGTGACATTCATCAGCTCTCTGCCGCGTCCAGAGGCGGAATCGCGCCTACGAGTCCTCTGGGAAGCAGGTTGGTCCCTTCAGGCGCTGGGTAACTCCTTACAGCCACAAAGACCTAAGACCACAATCCACTTCTGGGTAAAAAGAGCGCAAATAGTGGAGCAATTTAGGGATATCCCTGCTCCACCTCCAAAATCGCTAACTACCTCGGTTCCTACCAAATCTGCGCCTCGTCTGAGGTCCATTTCTCCGGGCGTCCCTCCCGATATGAAACCTCGACTAAAAGAACTTAGTGCTCTAGCCCAAAGGTATAGAGCTAAGACAGCCCCAGACAGTCCTCTGGCTTTAGCTAACGATGAGCTGACGGCTGTAGCAAAGACCCTGAGAAGCATGGGTGTACCGACTGCGGCTATTGCCGAGGCTGCAGGGGTTTCCTACCGAGCAATGGCGAGAAGGTTGAGTAAGTGAGACAGTACGAAACACAGTCTGGTATCTACACAGAAGAAGAATTAGCTGTTGTGGTTTGGATTAATCCAAAAGCAAAAAAGTCTCGACAGTCCAGAGCTCTTGAAACCATGACCTCTGAGAACTCTCGCTTCCCTATGGCTTTCCCTATCCGCAGTCTCACAAAGAATCGCTCTTGGAAGAATGCCCAGTTGGCTAAAACAAAGGAAGATGTCTTTTCCTTTATACCTTTGAGTGAGCGTTCTAGACCAGTACTTATTCCGTTAGGAGTAGCAAAAGAAGCTTTGGGGTGGAATGACTTTTACATCCCTTCTGAATATACGGAGAAGTAGTGAAGAAGATAGTTGACGTATTCCCTGCTGTTATAAAACTCGCTCCTCCGGGCTCTCTTTCCGACATCACCATGTTAAAAACCACTGGAGATGCTCCACAAGGGACAAGGAAGTTGGATAGATGTCGGGCTGTTGTACTTCAAAACACTTTATTGATTGCTGAAGATTCACCTGAGGGGCCTAGAATTGTTTTCCGTGAGGAAGTAGAGTTAATGGTGCAAGACAAGAAGCTAACTCACATTTTGACCGTTTCAGGCAAGATTATTGCGTTTATGAAGGACGACAACTGCGGTTGTGGGTCCAGATTGCGTAGTTGGAACCCATATGGGAGCTTTATTAGTTCGGGAGAGGACCCTAGTTGAGTCTTTTGGAGTTTATTGTCTTAGGTCTAGCGACCTACCGAGTGACACGGCTTGTCACAAGAGACACGATTCTCAATACACCAAGAAATTGGATATGGAAAAAGTTCCCACCAGAGACCTCCAAGTTTGGATATCTGTTCACTTGTGAGTGGTGTACCTCGATTTGGGTGGCATCAGCCTTCGGAATATCTACTATCATTACATCAGTAACTATTGCTGTAGCCACAGTGTTCGCACTGTCTGCAGTAGCAGGGCTGTTAACTGCGTATGAGGATAAATAATCTCATGCTCCGTAACCAAATTGACGAAGGGTATCTCAAGTGAGCGTATTCAAAAAAGTAGAGCCAGTTGAAGAAGTACCAGCTGCAGCTCCTAAGCGCCCAACCCGTCGTCGCGCATCTACAAAGCGCTCAACACAAGTAGTGCAAGTCCCACAAAGACCAACTCCATCTTCTTTCGCTAACATTTTTACTAGCGGAACTCCAGCAATGTCTGCTGCATATAACATTCCTCGTTCTCTTACTGCTGCTGCTGTTCAAGTAAAGGTAAATGACAAAGCAGAATTCGAGCAATTTAAAACTCGTCGTCATGCATCTTCATCAGCATGGCAAGCAGAAGCTTGGGAATACTACGACGCTATCGGTGAAATCAAATATGCATTCAACTTAGTTGCATCAGTTGTTTCACGAATTAGAATTTATGCTGCAGCAGTTGATGATCCGTCACAGGCTCCAGTGTCTGTAAATGAATCTCGTGTTGTTGAAGGAAATCTTTCAGCAGCAGCAGAGCGTGCACTAGAAAGGTTAAACTCAGCATATGGTGGTCAAGCAGGTTTACTCAAAGATGCTGCTCTTAATCTTTCCGTCTCAGGCGAATGCTATTTGGTTCAGATGCCTGCTCGTCCAGGAAGTGGTCTTCCTGAGTCTTGGGACATTCGTTCTGTTGACGAAGTAATTACAGACCCTAAGGGTGGCTTCAGTGTTATCGGTCGCAGAGAACAAGCAGCTGGACAAGGTGCAGCGTTTGGTGTTTCTCGACTTGGTAGCAAAGCATTTGTAGGACGCATCTGGCGTTCACACCCACGTTTCTCTGATGAAGCAGATTCATCACTTCGTTCACTACTTGATCTATGTGCAGAACTCTTACTACTGAATAGGACATTCCGTGCGACTGCTCGTTCTCGCCTCAATGCTGGCGCTCTTTATCTCCCAGACGGTCTCTCGGTTGCGGCGCAGGCGGACCCAGACTACCCATACGATTCTGAGGATGGTATCGGCGCAGGCTTTACTGCCGAAGAAGCAGAAGACGAATTCGAAGAACAATTAATTGATGCGATGACAACTCCGATTCGCGATGAAGAATCAGCGAGCGCAGTTGTTCCTCTTATCATTCGTGGTCCTGCAGAACTTGGCGACAAGATTAAGCAGTTCAAGTTTGAGCGTTCATTCGACCCTGCACTTGCAGAGCGTTCTGACCGTGTTCTAGAACGAATCCTTCAAGGACTAGATGTTCCTAAGGATGTTGTAACAGGACTCGCAAACGTTAAATATTCAAACGCACTTCAAATTGATGAAGCACTTTACAAGGCACACATCGAGCCAATGATGCTTCTTATCTGTGATGCACTCACAGTTGTCTACTTGCGTCCATACCTCATTGCTAATGGTTACCCAGAAGCTGAAGTAAACAAGATTGTTGTTTGGTATGACCCATCAGCAGTTTCAACACGCAATGACCGTGCTGCAGATGCAGATGCTGGTTATGACCGTATGGCTGTCTCTGGTGATACATGGCGTCGTGCTCACGGCTTCTCAGACCAAGATGCTCCAACTCCAAACGAGTTGGCTCTTCGTATGATGACCGAAAAGGGTGCAATGACCCCAGAACTTACAGAAGCAATGCTTAACACTGTTGCTCCTGAAATGATGCAAGCAGTTAAAGCTGCTGCACAAGCGTCATCTGTTGCTCCTTTAACTCCAGAATTACAGCAAATTCTTGAAGGTGGAGCTCCTGCAGAAACTCCTGCAGAGCCACCAGCGGATACACCTGCACCAGTAGAAACAGCTCCAGAGGGTCAATAATGAGCGAATTTGCAGATGCTTACGACATCAATGGTCCAAAGTGCCCTCCAGCAACACAAGACATTGTTATTAATTTAGATAACCGTAAAAAGGCTATTGACCAAGCAATGTATGGACCTCTTAATCCTGCAGAACCAAACGAAGAGTATTGGACTGCATTAGGAGCTGAGTGGAATGTTGATGTAGAGACTGCAAAGAAACAACGTTGTGGTAATTGCGCTGTGTTTATTCAAACTCCAGAGATGCTTTCTTGCATTGAAACAGGTTTAACAGATAACGCAGACGAGTTTGATTCTATTAACGAAGCAGGAGAACTTGGCTACTGCGAAATCTTTGATTTCAAGTGTGCATCTGCTCGTACCTGTCGTGCTTGGGTTGCTGGTGGTCCAGTAACAGCAGCTGGTAAGAAAACAATTTCTCAAACACCTGCTCCAAAGAAAGACCAGATTAAAGGCTCAGATAAAAACTCTAAGGGTTCTGCATCTGGTTCAAAGAAAATTAATTTTGATGCAAAAACAGAAACAACACTAAAGAACAAGGTTGCAGAACATAATGAAACTGCACCAAAGGGTCGTAAAGCGTCTCTGTCAATGCTCAAGGCCGTCTACCGTCGTGGTGCTGGAGCCTTCTCCGTCTCGCACCGCCCCGGTATGACTCGCAATCAGTGGGCAATGGGCCGAGTTAACGCATTCTTGCGTCTTCTTAAGTCTGGAAAGCCATCTTCTGCTGCATACAAGACAGATAACGATTTACTTCCAGCTTCACACCCACGGAGCACAAAGAAGTCAGCATCAGCAATGACTGCATCTGGTTTGATTCCAGAAGAGCAAGCTCTTGCAGAAGCACTTGTTTGGGTTACAAGTAAGTATGGAAAGTTTGACCAAGATGGCGATGGCGTGTGGGCTGGTTACACACCTGCATACGACAACGATAAAAAAGATATTGGCGTTAAGTGCTCAAACTGCGTCTTCTTCCAAGGAACAGAGTGTCAAATCATTTCACTTGAGATTGAAGCAGAAGGCAAGTGCCGCTTTGCAGTAATTCCAGAAGGAGTTGTTGATGTATCAACAGTTCCACTTCGTGATGAAGAAGATATGGAACTATTACTAGCAACTGCATACGCAGAGGCGCAGCTTCTTACAGAACTTAAAGAAGAATCAGAATATGATTCTCCTGAAGAAGTTATTTTTTCTATGACAGAATTCTCTGGTTTAGGGTATGACGCAGAGCAAGCCTTTAGAGCTAGCTGGCTTCGTGCAATTCGTAACAATGACAATCCATTTAAAAGAGTTTCATTACTTGCAAGCATGACATATGACAGCCTTGATGCAGACCTTCTTCCAACACGAGAGGTAGTCCAGTAGTGAATATCAACTACCCAAAGAAGCCAGCTCTTCGTCTTTCTTCTATTGAAGAACAGACACAGAAGATTAATGCTGCAGCTCTAGATATTGTTGATAAAGCTAACGCAGAGTTCTCTGGTACTCGTACTGTCACAAAGAAGGCAGCTCTAACAGTTATCTCCCGTTCTCTTGCTAAAAATGAGTCAGATGCATTCTCTGTTCGTAAGCACAAGGCTCTTACAGAGCTTTCTCACTACATTACCCTTGCTCAAAGTAACAGGGCTCTTACTGCAAGTGTAGAAAATACAGACCTTCTACCAATTGCACACCCTCGTTCTACTCGCGATAACGATATGACTCTTGCATCATTGATGCAACACCGTGCTCGTTGGATTATTGATGATCCAGAAATTCAAGACGACAAAGCTCGTACTCTTCTTGCCTCTGCTTTAACTTCCCACCCAGCATCAGTTGAATATGAATATGCAATTACTCATCTTTCAACAATGCCTCAGGGTATGGTTCCTCAGTACGCACTTCTTGCAGCTCTTGGTGATGGAAACTCATCTGCAGCTCGTCGTGCTCGTGCAATGCTCCAGCGTCGTGACCGTAAGGGTCGCTTTGCTGAGATGGGTGGCGGACTTCGTGCACTTATCAAGCGTGCAGCAAATGGTTTAGTTCAAAGTCTTACTGGAACAGCAGTATCTCAGGGTATCGATGGCGATACATTCGATATGGAACTTCCAGATGGAAAGCTTGTTCGCGTTCCAGCAAGTTCAGCTGAAGCAATTAAAGCAATTCTTCCTTCAATGCAAACAAAGGACGGATACAGCAAGACTCCAGCAAAGGTTTCTATTGGAGATCCTGTAATCAATGAAGCAGACCTAGAAGTTGTAGATGCTCCAGATGGATTTAAGCTTGACGAAACTTGGTCTCCTAGCGCAGATGATGTTGATTATTACGGAACAAAGATTGACCTTGGTAAAAAGTTCACAGATGATGCTTACGATGTAATTAAATTTGATGTAGCCAATGCTTCTGCAAAAGATAAGTTTGAAGCTGCTCAGCAAAAAGAAGCAGAAGGACAAAATATTGTCACTGTTGGCAAGGGTAAAAATAACTGGGTAGATGAAACTAAGCCAGTTTATTTTGTAAGCCGTCGTGATGGAAAAGATAAGACATTTGCTGCAGTTCAGTCATGGGCAGATGTTCAAGATTTTATTACGCAAGATGAGCCTAAGTACGACAAGGGTGAAGGCGTTGACCCATCTAAGTCTGAAACAAAGAAAGAACTTCTTAAGAAGGTAAAAACTGGAATTGAAAAAGTTGCAGAGAAAAAAGCAGCTGAAGAGGCAAAAGCAGAAAAGCCAGTTGCCAAACTTCCAGAGAAGCAAGAAGATTTTGATTACCCAGAAGGTTCTTACAAGTTAAAGCAGGGTGTCGAATACACACCAGAAGGTCCAATCGATGGTCAGGTATCTCCTGACTACACAGATGACCCTGTAGAACTTGCTCAGAAGTTTGAGACAGATGAGCTTGTAGAAGCTTTGAACCAGTCAGTAACTGGAACTAAGAAATCACCAGCTACTGGTTTTGGCGGACTTCCTTTTGAAGCTGGAGATGAAATTGTTCCAGCAGAAGCAATTTATAACGCTCTTAAAGAAAAGGGCGAAGATGCTGACTCAATTCTTGGTGATATTTACAGTGGTGGAAAGCAAGCAGAGATTTCTGAAGCAACACCAGAAGTATCAGATGAAATTAAAGATGCTTTAGGTGATGAAGATGTTCCAGATGCTCCTATGCCTGAAGGCGATGGCGATGTAACAGAGCTTCCTCCACTTCTTGAAGGTCTTTCAGAAGATGAAAAAGCTACATACGCAGAAACTGGAGAATACACAAAGTATCTTCCAAAGAACGTAACTAATGAAGCACCTAGTGGCTATACAGAGCTTAATGAAGACCCATTCAATAATAGTGAAGCAATTCTTCCAGAGGATGCTCCAGAAGGATTCTCATTCAATCCAGTAGACATTGCTAACTCTTACAACAAAGAAGACCTTAAGGGCGAACTTCGTCGTGCCCTAGAGCCAGGAAATGAAATGCCTGGCTACGCTGTGATTTCACAAGAAACACCAGAAGGCGAAGACTATGTTGGTTACATTCCCGGCGAAGCAATTCGCGATGCTCTTCAGCTTCAAGGCGAAGATACAAATGCTCTCATTAACGAAATCTACGCAGAAGGCGCAGATAACGAACCTACTTCACAAGAGATCCAAGACGCTCTAGAAGGAGAAGCACCTGAAACCACACAAGGAACCCCCACCAAGCAAGAAGCGCCTGCCGAAAGCACGGAACAAGCTCCGTCGAATGAAGCGGGACCCGAAGCCACCACAGTTAACACAGGACAACCAACAGGACCTGCAAAACTAAAGGCTAAGGTTTCAGAACTCAAAGCTGGAGACGTTACAACTAACGATTCTTTCACTATTGAAAATATCTATTCTGACGCTGATTCAGAATCTGCAAAACCAGGTTCTGTATGGGTTGAAGGTTACTATCCAGGTCATGCAACTCAGAAAACAAAGCTTTGGTATCCAGATACAGAGATTGAAGTTTATAGAAATGTAGATGCTCCACAAAAGGGAGACCTACCAGAACTTAGCAAGCCATTTGCTAAAGATTATGACCCACAAAAGAAGGTTTACAAAGACGAAGCTCTAGGAATTTTTGTTCCTAAGGATGCTGCAGCTCGTGAGAAATACCTTGCTGACGTTGAGGAATATAACAAGAACCTAGAAGCAGCTAAAGCAATGTGGTCTGCTCCAGAAGGTCTTGAAGAGTGGCAAACACCAGATGCTGCACCTGCATACACTGTAGAAAATCCAATTGGCATTTCTGAAGTTGCATCAGTTGATGTAAAGCCTGGAGATATTACATTTAAGAAAGAGTGGGGACAAGATAGCTACGAGTTCTTCGTAGTCGAAGGTGTTTCAACTGATGAAGAAGGTAACGCAGTTGTTCAGGGTTACTACCCAGGTCACGAGTCACAGACTAAGACTTGGAAGGGTACAACCAAGATCACAGTTATTAAGGGTGCAACTCCTCCAGAAGCAGGAACTAAGCCTGCACTAGAGCGTCCAAAGAAGGATGACCCAGATTTTGCAGAAAAGAAAGCAGCATTTGATGCAGCAAAGAAAGAATCTGCTGCAACATGGACTGCTCCTATTGATTTAGAAGCCTCTGCACCAAAGCCTAAGGCTAAGAAGCCAACTCCTCCTGCATTCCAAGGTGACAAGCTGAAGTCTATTGCTGAAGCAGCTGGTGGAGACGCAAAGAAGTTTAAAGAACTCCTTGCACAAGAAGAAGTTGTACACATTGACTTTGAGTCAACAGGTGGATTCAACAAGCCAAGCCCAATTCAAGTAGCTCTTGTTAAGACAAAGAATGGCGAAGTAATAGATTCCAAGGTTCTATTTATGAACCCAGAGAAGCCACTTGACTCTTTCTATACAGATAAAGACCCAGCAGAAGTCCTAAAAGATTCTGAAGGTAATCCAATCTCTGATGCATTCCTTGAGAAGCAAATGTCTCAGGAAGATGCTTTCAAGCAGATTATGGAGTTCTTCGGTGAGAACCCAATTGTATCTGCACACAACCTCCCATTTGATGGTGAAATTCTTAAGCGTTATACCGACCAGTTCGGAATGACCTACAAGCCTTCTGGTGAGATTGACACACTCTCACTAGCACGCAAGGTAATTAATGGCGGTAATGGGGACCATGTTCTTCAAGCAGTCGCTGCTCGTTATGACCTAGCAGATCCAAATACAGATTGGCACGATGCTTCCGTTGACGTTGCGGTATTGCCTGGAATTCTTGACAATCTTCTTGACGAAATGGCTATCACAGGTAGTGGTGCTGATTCTCTTGATATAGACAAAGCTAAAATTGACTTTGATGCTGCAAATGCACAATACACAGCAAGTAAATCTAAGAAAGCAAAAGCAGACACAGAACTTGTTATGGCAAAGGCTTTTGCAGATGGTATGGCTGGGAAGGATGTTCCAACTTCAGAAGAACTTGGAAGCGCCCTTCCAAAGGAACTACCAACTTCAGACGAACTCAGCCCAGCAACAACTCCAAAGCCATCAGAAGTTTCAGACAACGACTCACAAATCGAATCTGTTCTTGGTGGACTTGTAAGTAATAACTGGGTATCTGAAAACGAAAACACAACCAACGTTGGAAAGATTGCCGTTGAGGATATGAAGCCTGGTGACTTCATCAGTGCACAGTTCGGTGGATACCACGAAATTATTTCTGTAGAACCAGACCCAGATAATGACAAGAAGATGGTTGTTACTCGTCGTCTACTTGCAAATGGTAAAGAATATAAGTCAAGCTGGATTAAATACCAAGCATACGAAGTTCGTCGTCGTAACGAACCTATTGAAATTGCACAGCCTGTAGATTCAACTCCTGAAACACCAGAAGTAGAACAACCAATTCTCGAAACAGATGAAGCTCCAGAGAAGGAAAGCTCAGCTGGTACATGGAATGGTTACAAGGTTTCACAAGGCACAGATGGTGTTTACTATGCAGAAAATATTTCTGCTTCAGATGTTCAAGCACTTCGCAACGGAGAGCTAACTCCTCCACAACTTCCATTCTTTGCTCCACTTGGTGGAGGAAATGACCAAGAAACTGGAGAAGGCTACTTCTTCTCAGTTAATGGAAAGCGTTTCTGGGGTAAGTACGGTGCTGCAGGTGCCTTAGTTCGTCGTAAGAACTCTGATGGAGTCTACGAATACTTCCTAGCAAAGCGTTCTTCTGGTCTTTCACAAGGTGGCGGCAAGTGGGGTTACCCAGGCGGTGCACATAAAGACCAAACAATTGCTAAATCAGTTGGTGGAACAGCTAAAGAAGAGTTCAGTGAAGAAGTAGGTGGAGACCTATCCTCTCTTGAGCCTAAGTACATTCATCAAAACTTTGTTGGTCCAGAATGGGCATACGACACATATGTATTTGAAGTCGGTCCTAAGCAACTTAGTGATTTAACACCTAAAGACGGAGAAAACTCCGAAACTGGTTGGTTTACAGCAGATCAAATTAATCAAATGGCTGCTGATGGCAAACTTCACACTGACTTTGCTGATTCAGCGCAAGCAATCTTTGACTTGTCTGAAGACAACACAAAGGGACCAGAGAAGCCAACACCTGCTGAATCAAAATCAATAGAAGTTAAGGCATTTGATACTACCAACTGGAAGAAGATTGCAGGTCAGGCTGGCTCAAATGAAGGTGCATTCTATGTAGACCCTGATACAGGTGAGCAGTACTACGTCAAGAAGCCTAAGTCCGATAAGCATGCAGCAAACGAAGCTCTTGCATCTGCGCTATACGCAGAAGCTGGGACAAAGATTGGTCGCGTCTATCTTGGAAAAGACAGCAAGGGCAACACTGTTCTTGTTTCACCTCTTGTAGAGAACTCTAATAAAGATTTTTCAGATAAAAAGAATGATTCAAACATCCTTAAGTCTGCACAGGAAGATTTTGCAGTAGATGCATGGCTTAATAACTATGACTCTGTTGGTCTTGCTTATGACAACATGCTTACAGTTGATGGAGATGTTTACCGTGTTGATCCAGGTGGGTCACTGCTATTCCGTGCACAAGGAAAAGACAAGTCAAGCGAACTTACAGATGATGTGAAGTCAATTGATTCTCTCCGTGATGGAAGCATTAACTCAGAATCAAATGACATCTTTGGAAATATGACAGATGAGCAAATCGCTGAGTCTGCAAAGAAGGTTCAAGCAATCAGTCCTGAAAAGATTGACCAACTTGTTGACCAAGCATTCCCAGATGACCCAGAGACTGCTAACTTCCTTAAAGAGAAGCTAAAAGCTCGTCGTGAGAATCTTATCGAGCGTTTTGGTCTTGAGCCACAAGCAGAAGAAGCGCCAGAACCAGTTCAATCAGTAAGCGATTCTAACCCTGTAACACCTCTTGACCCAAATGGTGATTTGATTGAGCAGCTTAACAATGCTGCTGGAAAGAAAGTTTCGTTCTTCTATAACGGAAAAGATAGAATTGTAACAGTTCTTCCTTCCAAAGAAGGAACAGCACAGATTTGGGAAAATAAGAAAAATGGAAAGACTAATGTTCGTGTTCTAGATTCAGACGGTCTTGTAAAGAACTTTACTATTTCACAGATGTCAGCGAACTCTGAAGGATTTGAAGCTCCTAAAGAAGCACCTAAGCCTTCTACAGAAGCTCCATCAGGTTGGACCAAGGAAGGTAACTACACTTGGAAGAAGGACGGCTGGGTAGTAACTGAAGATACTGAAGGAAACCTTACTGCAAGCAAACCAGAAGTTTCTGGAATGATTTTTGGAACATCATGGGATGAAGTTCAAACCAAGATTGATGCAGAGGATACAACTCCTTCAGTTCCTAAGACAGCTACACCAGAAGAAATTAAAGCAATCGCTGAATCTCCAGATGGTGGCATCACTCCATCTGCTAATGACAACATTGAGCCTGTAAACCCTGTTGATACTCCTCTAACTGAGACAGAGAAGTCAACCTCTCTACCAGAAGCAGAGAAGCAAAAGGTTCTTGATGAGGTATCAAACCTTGCTGAGAAACTATTTGGTTCTAAGGGTAAGACAAAGGACCTTCTAGAAGCACTTAAGGGACAAGAAGGCGTTGACAATGACCTAATTGATTCAATCATTAGTGATATTGATGCCCCACAAACATCTCCTGATGCAACTCCAGAAGAAAAGATAACTAGTGATCTAAGTCAATCCTTCACACCAGAAGATGGTGATGAAGATGTACCAGCTGATGTCCTTGAGTCTGTTACAGCAGAAGAACTTGCTGCAGAAGCAAAAACTCCAATGGACCCAGACCTTATCTGGAAGAAAGTACAAGAAGAGTATTCAAGTACAACACTTCCAAATGGTCACATTGTTGTTCATTCACAGACAAATGGCTCAGACAAGTTTGACGTTGTTGTTAAGCGCAACTCAGATAACACATTTAGCGTCTATCACCGAATCACTGGTCCAGATGGAACAAGCAAGGTTAAAGAACTTAAGGGTCGTTGGCACTCATTTACTGCTTTAAAGAGCCGTATTGAGAATGAAAAGTGGAAAGCAAAGGTAACACCTTCTAAGGTTAAAGCTAAGTCTAAGACAGAGACTCCTGGAAGTATTCTTCCAGCTGCACTTCCTACTCAAAAGGGTTCTTATGTTTCAGCAGACGGCGTTAGCATCGTCAAGGTTGGACAGAAAGTTAAGGATGTTAAGACTGGCAAGACTGGAACTGTAATCTCTCTCAAGGATGAACTAATTACAGGTAAGACCAAGGCAAAGCCACAGGGATATACCTACACAGACGTTGCAAAAGTTAAGTGGGATGACACTGGAGCTAAAAACTGGAAGGTATCTACATACCTTGAGATTTTAGATGGACCAAGCGGCGGAGGAAGTGGTGGGACAAAGACCACACCAACACCAAGCGCACCTTCAACTCCTAGTGCACCTTCTGCACCAGAAGTTGATGTAACCCCAGCAGAGGTACCAACATACGATGCTCCATCTTTACAAGGAGCAAAAGCTGTTAAAGATGTAGAGGCACTTGCTGCAGCTAAAAACTCAAATGAGCATATGTCTTACTTTGGTGCAGATAGCTACTCTGACTACAAAGATTTCCTAAAAGGTGACTTTGTTAAAGACCCTGAATCTAAAAATATTGTTCCAGGAATTATTGTCTCCAATGCCTCACCAAACGCTAACGACCAAGACTTAACAAGTCACGGTGTTGTTACAAAAACAAATTCAAAAACTGGTGAAGTTGAAGTTACATACTTTGATGGACCTCTTGCTGGTAAGGGTCAAACTCTTAAGTCAGACAAGGTATGGAGCCGAGAGAAGTTCCTAACTAATGAGCAGTCAAAAGAACTTGGAATTGATGTAGACAGTACACTTCTTGAGAAGTCTCGTGCTGCGTCTAAAGCTAAGGGTGAGAAGTACGCTAAAGAATTGGCAGAGAAGAAAAAGAAAGCTCAGCAAGAAGCAGAGGCAAAAGCTCTCAAAGCTAAATTTGAAGTTAATGGCCCAGGTTTCTCACTTCAAACTGCAAATGCATCAGCAGACTGGTCAAAGTCTCCTGTAGATAATGCACCAAGTCTTGAGGATGCACTAAAGGTTGCTAAGGGTGATGACCCGCTTCAAGCAGCTAAGGGTGTAACTGTTCTTGCAGATAGTGACTCAATTGAGGACCTAGAGCTTCGAATTCAGAAAGTAACTGGCAAGGGTGGTAAAGAACAAATCCGCGTCACATTCGCTGTAACAGACTGGGCAGCAAATGCTCGTGTTGCTGCAATGATTGATGACCCAAATATTTCAAAGTCATCTGGCCTAGACATTGATAAGTATGAAATTCAACCAGACGGCTCTCTTGTAAGAAAGAAAGCTTGGGCTAATAGCGATGTTGACCAGAATGGGAATGGTGTTACCTATAGCGGACCTGCTGGTAAGGGAACATTTAAGCTTCATCGCGCAAAAACAGGGGCTGAAAAAGTAAACTGGTTTGTTAATCATAGCTACAGCAGTAACTCAGTTGCTTTTCATAATAAAGCAGAGCTTTTACTTCCAGCTAATGCAACCTCTGAAGATATCGCGAATGCTCTAAAAGAGTTTGGTGTCATTGATAGCGTTCGTCCAGCCACGAAAGACGACATTAAGGGTCTTGTAGAGAATAAAATGATTTGGCTCTACGGTAAAAATACCGATGGAACTAAGAACTATGCAGGAGAGCTTCGGGAGAAGATTCTTCAGCAGATTAAGGATGAGTGGGGCTTTACAGCAGACGATGTTGAGGTCTCTGTTGACCCACTAGCTCGTGGACGCATCCAGTATCTTGTCCCAGAGTCAGTCGCTGATGCTCTTGTATCTAAGACTGGTGCTAATTACTTTAAACACAGTTGGAAATCTGGTGGAACTGGATCTACAGCTCAAGAAAGAGCTGATTTTATTTATAAAGTATTTATGTCAGGCTCCCTCTACTCAACAGTTCAGCGATGGACAGACGGTATTAACGTTTCTGGTATGTCATCTCGTGAAGACGTTAAAGCAAATGGAGGTAACTATGTATTTACTAGCCCTCAATCAGCGAATAGCAATAGTGACAGCTCTGGTTTAGGATTTACTTTTGATGGAAGAAAAGTTCTCCGTCGTCTTGATTATTACAAAAATAACTCAGATAAGTATGGACAACTAGCATCAGACTCTGAAGATGTTGTCGAGCAACTAAAAAATAACTATGGAGAGATTATGTTTAAGAAGAATCTTTCTTGGGCTGACTTGTCAGGTATAAGTCTTGACTCAGCAACTCGTAAGCTTCTTATTAAAAAACTTACTGATGGTGGTTTCGGTGACTCTAACTTCGTTGATGTACTCAAAAAGGGAGGCAAATAATGGCTGATATCTCATCAGAAATTATCTTTGATACGCCTGGAGTTCTTGAAAAGCTCTCTGGAGAAGACACCTATAAAGCCCCTATCTACAGAGCTATTTATGAAGAGTTCGGTGGAGATGGAGACGAGAACCAGAGCGGAATTGTGCCTATTGGAGCTAGCGGTATTCGTTATCCAGTCGATAAAGAAATGATTACGACTGACCCTGATAACGGTACAATTGAGTTCAGTTCCTACGACGGTACTTATAAAATCAGAAAGTTTCAAGAAAGTGATTCTGAATGGTTTTTATTTGGATTGCCCCTAGAACCTAAAATGATGGAGGATATAATGGCAAAAGATGAGCAAGTAGAGATGGAACAATCTGTCGAAGCGCTTACTAACCCAGATAGCGGTGAACTAGTTGCTGTTATTTTCAATGTAGCGGGTCTAGGAGCTTTCTCTCGCTCTGAGAGCAAGTGGGTTCCAATGAACCCTGAAGAAGCAAATAAGTATGATGGTTCAAACATCACTGATATCAAAACTGATATGTGGAAAGACCTCGTAGACAAGTTCGATGCTGGTGACAAGATGACTGAATCTGACCTTGAGGCTTATGCAGCCCCAGAGGAGACGGAGTAGAACCGTGGAATACGCAGGCAGAAACGGCAATTTAGTTCTCTTTGTTAAAGAGGGCTTTGGTGCAGTTGTTGACGAAGCAGCAAACTCTGTTGTTCAAGTTGGCAATAAAAAAGCACTTGTAGCTTCTATTGACTGGAACTCTTATGGCAAGAAGCCAAAAGACACAGCTGTAGAGCTTGCTAACGCTGCCATGACGGATTTAGATATCCGTGTTTTTGCTAGTAATGACCGTATGTACACGATTCCAGATGCTGTAATTGCAGAAGCAAAGCGTGGACTTGAGTGGCGCAAGGAGGAGAACCGTGGTGGAACACCAGTTGGTCTCAACAGTGCCCGCACACTTGCTAGAGGTGGACAGATTGGTATTGCTAAGGTCCGTCACATTGCAAAATACTTCCCACGCCATGAAGTAGACAAAAAAGGCAAGGGATATAAGCCTGGACAAGACAATTACCCATCAAATGGGCGTATTGCTTGGGCTCTTTGGGGTGGAGATGCTGCAGAACGTTGGGCATCAGCAATTGTTGACAGAGAAAATAAGAAGAAGGCAAATACTTCTATTACTGCAGGTCTTGGAATGCATGACTATGCACCAATGGACCGAGTTGATTACAACTCATTTATGCCATCAGAGATGGAACCAGAATTCTTTATTCGTATCCGTCTAGATGGTTCAGGAATTGACCGTCTCTACAAAGTAGAAGACGATGGACTCTGCAAGTTCTGGGATGACGGAGCTTGGGATGACTTAGGAAACATTGAAAATGATTTCCACACATATGACAAGTCTCTTGATGACCCATATGACAATGTGCAGAAGATTCACACACCTGTAGACCGAGAGTCTGCAATTAAAATTTCAGCAATGCTTGATAGCACTCCAATGGAGTACATCAATGTTCAAAAAATTGACTTTGACGAAACAGATTTGTTTGAGCAAGCAATTCCAGAACTTGATTGGAAGTTTATTGACCAACTTAGTTCAGATGAAGTTGAAGAGTCAGATGACTGGGATATGGACGGTCTTCTAGCTGCAGGAGAAGCACCTTCAACACCAGCAGCGTCTGGGGATGGCAACTACACACCTGAAGAGCGTTCTGAAAATGCTCAGACTCAAGTACGAGATAAGTTAGGTAAATTTGCTAAGAACGGCTCTACTGTTGTTATTGGTGGAGACTACAAATACAAGGGTCAAATTACTGCAATGGACCCTGCAAAGCAGGAAGTAAGCGTTCTTCTTGAAGATGGCAGAACTGTTAATGTTCCTGCTAATACAACTCAAGAAATCAGTACTTTCCAGCCTGTCTCACAATCAAACTTCCCAGCAAATAACTTAGATTTCTCAGGCATTTTGGGAGAACCTCGTGTAGCAATTGACGAGCCTCTGGCTCAGTTGCCTGGTCGTCTTCCACCTCTTAGTGCTCCAGATACAAACCTACTTGTTAGCGACTGGGGAGCTTGGGTTGCTGGTCAACGTCTCTCACCAGAATACTCTGGTGACCCAATCCCTCCAATGGTTTACAAAGAAGAACCTGATATAAACACTGTTTTAGGTGAGTATTACAAGGGCTCTTTCAATCCCGATGGAACTACTAAACCTGGATTTAATCCTGCAACAACACCAAATGCTTATAACGAACCACTACTTCGTGATTGGTTAGATAAGAAGTACGCCAATAAAGCTGGTGATGTTGGCTACCACAATCGTGGTTGGTATGTTCCTCCTGCTAGCGACTATGTAAAATTTGATGAAAAACTTGATCGTAAAAAAGTTTATACTAAAGAAAATAAAGCCTCTTGGGACAGACGATTTGATGTGTCTAACTCAAACGAAAAAACTCTTATTGCTGCTGGAACAGAAGCAGAGATAACACCAGAAAATTCTGATGTTCCTCCAATGTTCTTAGCTATTGTTGCACCAGATGACCCTCAGGCTGTGATGGAGTTAGTCTCTGTTGTTCCTGCAAATAAGAAGAGCAACACACCAACAACATTCAAGCGCAAGCCAGGCAAATGGGAACGCGATGACCGTATTCTCAATGACCTCAACAGCCCTACACCACCCCCTGTTATCGTTTTAGATAACACTAATCTTGCTGAAGTAACAAAGCAGATTGATGGCGGAGTTGTGGTTGCCTCAGTTAGATTCCCTGCTGCTCTAGCTCTATCAAATAACCCAGTAATTGCTGCTCTTGTAGCTGCAGGCGGTCTAGATAGAAACCGTGGCAACGCAGAGAAGCTTCGTCGCTATTGGACAGTTGGTAAGGGCGGTCTCAAGATTCGCTGGAACACTCCAGGAGACTGGACTCGTTGCCATAAGTACCTTGCTAAATATATGGGCCCTCGCGCTAAAGGCTACTGCGCTCTTCGTCATAAAGAAATGACAGGAATGTGGCCGGGAGACAAGCGAAATCCAGGTATGAAAAAGAAGTCTCTAGTTTCATCTATTGAAGCAGTTAAAACTGAGGAAACTATTGTCGGAGAGTTCACCCTTCACGCTCGTGCAGAAGCTGCTCGCTCACGCATGATTGGTAGAGAAGGCGTTGTAGCTTCCGAACATGGTTCAAAATTCATAATTCCTTTGGTTATCCCAGAGAACATGGAATCAGGGGACGGACGTATCTTTGAGTCTGGCTCTATTAATACAAGAGATTTGCCACTGCCACTTCTATGGCAGATTAAGACAGGTCAGGGCCATGATGGTTCTGTCGTTGTCGGTCAAATTACCCACATGGAAAGAACAGATCAAGGCATTGGAAATGCTTATGGTGTATTCGACCTTGGGGAGTATGGCAAAGAAGCTGAACGCCTAGTTCGCAACGGATTTATCCGTGGAGTATCTGCTGATATGGACAAATTTGAAGCAGATGAAGAAGAGGCAAAAGAGCCTACTGGCGATGATTCTGAGGATACAAGGAAAATCGAGTCAGGTAGAATAGTTATCAAAAGTGCTCGTGTAATGGCAGTAACCATCGTGCCTAAGCCAGCATTTCAAGAGTGTTATATCCAAATCGTTGATGATGGCAACGGTATTCAGGAGGATGAAGTGTTACCAGACGGAGTATATGTCGAAGGGATGAGTCCACTAGACGCATCTGCGTTGGTCGCTTGTGGAATGGTTGCTGGAGCAATTCCAGTAGAACCTCCTTCATCATGGTTTGACAACCCAAAGCTAACTAAAGCCACCCCACTCACAGTTACAGATGAGGGTCGCGTATTCGGTCACATTGCTGCTTGGCATGTAGACCATATTGGAATGTCTTTTGGGACACGACCACCTCGTAGTCGTAGTAAGTACGCTTATTTCCATACAGGAACACTTCGCACTAGCGAAGGTACAGATATGCCTGTTGGACAACTAACTTTGGCTGGCGGTCACGCTGGTCTAGAAGCTTCTGCAGAGGAAGCAGTTCGTCACTATGACGACACTGCATCAGCTTTCGCAGATGTGCACGCAGGAGAGGATGCTTACGGAATTTGGGTTTCTGGCGCTTTACGCCCAGGCACAACCCCCGAGCAAATCCGCGCTGCCCGTGCCTCAGCACCATCGGGAGACTGGCGTCCAATCAAGGGTCACCTTGAACTTGTCGCAGTATGTCAGGTAAATGTTCCAGGATTCCCGATTGCTCGTGCCCGTGTTGCATCAGGTCAGGTAATGGCTCTTGTTGCTGCTGGTGCCAATGTTTTGGCTCAGTTAAAGCACGACCCACTTGCAGAACTTAATAAGAAGATTGATGCCCTTGAAGCTAAGCAGAACCAGCCACTTGTTGCTGCTGCTGAAGAAGCAAAGGCTCGTGTAGCAAGTATTCAAATGTCAATTCTTGAAGAGAAGAAAGCAGAGCTTGCTTCCCGTGTTAAGAAGGCAAAAGATGAAGACTCTGACTACATGATTCAGATGATTGATGACAATACTCAAGAACTTGCTGTTGTCCCACGCCGTGTTCGTGAGCGTCTAGCTCGTGAAAAGAAGGCTATGCCAGATGGCTCATTTCCCATTCGAAATGTAGATGATTTAAAGAACGCAATCCATGCATATGGTCGTGCAAAGCCAGGAGCAAAGGCTGCTGTTCGTAAGCACATCATGCGTCGTGCTCGTGGTCTTGATAGCCCAGAGTTAATTCCTGATACATGGAAAGTTGCATCAGCAGAGTTCGGTATTGATGATATGGCACAAGACATGCGCGAGCGCATTGCGGAAGCAATGACAGCTGCAGGTGGATTGGACCGTAACCGGGGAAACGCTGAAAGGCTTCGTCGCTACTGGACAAGAGGTGAAGGAGCCGCAAAGATCCGCTGGGGACAACCAGGGGACTGGAAGCGTTGCGTTAAGCATTTAGCTAAATATATGGGTCCTCGTGCGAAGGGCTATTGCCAGCTTCGCCATAAGGATGCATTAGGTTTTTACACAGCAACTCATGCTAAAAAAGACCGAAAGAACCTTTCAGAGATAGAAACACTAAATCTGGAACTTTTCGGAGCACTTTTTTCAAACATTAATTCTTTTGAAACTATGGTCAATCCAGAGGATATGGCTAAGGACATCGACAGTATTTTGATGGAACAAGATGATGATTTTGATGGTAGCTGGGAACCAAAGGAAGAGATTGTTATTCTTCTTATGGAACCAGAGAATCATATGGAAGATTCAGATGAAGAAGAAACAGCTGACTTTGCTGTTGACCCAGAAATTAAGGACCTCACACCAGAGGAAATTGATGCTCTAAAAGTAGAGAAAATGAGCCGTGCAAAAGCTCCAGTTGAGTCAGGAAAGTACACCCCTGATACTCAGCCTAGAGATGCACAGGGCAAGTTTCGCTTAGTTCTAGCTCGTCTTAAGTCTGACTTAGGCACTGCTGGTCTTTCCCGTGTAGTTGAAAAGGTTGAAGAGGCTGAAAACCTTGACAATGCTGGAGATTACGAGAAATCAGCTAAGGCAGCAGACGATTTGATGGGCATTATTAGCCGATTGGACACAAAAGCATTGAATCCTGAAGCTTTAGAAAACATTAGAAGCAGTTCCGCTGAACTTGGAAAGGTCATTGCAAACCTTCCTTTTGCCTTCGGAGAGACTGCTACAAAGATTAGATTCTCAGATGTTCCACCAGCTCTTCAGAAGCTTATGGAAGATATGATTAAAAAGGTTGAAGACAAAATTGGTCAAGAAGATGCCGATATTGCAACCGAGGAACTAAAGAGCTTTATGTCTGGTGCTGATTATTACAACCAGTCAGAGATTTCTTCACAGATGGCGAAGCTTTTGAGGCTTCTCACCTAAGGGCCAGAAGTTGTCTAAAAATCGTACAATCACCTATTTAAATCCGATGTACTATTTAAATCAGGTGGAGTGCCTCCACGCGTTAAGCGTCTCGGAGTCCCTCGCCTCGACTGATCATAACTCACTAGAGCAACTTTGCTCTAACTAACTGCCCTAAGGAGGGACAGTGGACCGAATCAAAGAGATGATGGATCAGCTTGCTGAACTCGACGACAAACAAGTCGCTGAGCTACAGAAGTCGATCGTCAGCGAATTCGAAACGGTTGAGGGGGAGGACCCAACTCCACAATCAGTTGACGCGATGACGTCGCTTGCCGACATGCTTGACTCCGTTCGTACAGAACTGAAGCAACGTGAGGCCGCAATTTCAGAGCTCGCCCAGCGGGCCGCTGAAGCTGCGACCCGTGTATACGGGCAAGATGGCGAAACCAAGGAAGATGGTTCTGATTCTTCCGAATCACCAAAAGAGATGCCTGCTGAAGAAGCAAAGCCAATGCCTGAAGCCGAAGCAGCAATGCCTGCTGAGGATAAGAAGGAAGAGGCTCCTGCAGAAGAAGCACCAGCTCCAATGGCAGAGGAAATTCCAGCGGCTGAAGCCCCAATGGCTGAAGCCCCAACACCTGCTGAAGAAGCTCCTGAAGTCGAAATGACTGAAGAAGAGAAAAAAGCAGAGGAAGAGAAGAAAAAGAACATGACCGAAGCGTCAACAGAGGTGGAAAAGACCGCCGAGCTCTCAACTGAAATCACAGCCGAGACAGTAACCGAGGCACCAGTTGCCGAAGTTCCAGTTACCGCATCAGCAGAAGACGAAGCAGCCCCGGCTGTAGAAGCAGAAGCAGACGCAACCGCAGAAGCAGCAGAAGTAGCTGAAGATGCAGCAGAAGATTCAGCAGTAGCTGAAGATGATGCAGCAGCTGACGTTGCAGATGGTGCAGAAGCATCAATCAATGAAACACCAACAACAATTGAGCCAATGGCTCAGGAAACAATGGAGGCACCCGTGACCGCCGCTGCAAACAGCAACGACCTCACACCAGAGGTCCCAGCGGACCGCCGTCCTGTTGCTCAGGTATCAGCCGCTCCCGTGGCAATCACGGCAGGTGCAGATATTCCTGGGTACACAGCTGGCAGCCCACTGGATGACATGAGCGCCGTAGCAGAAGCTATGGCAAAACGCATTCATACGCTTCGCCGTGTGAATGGTGGAGATGGAGAACAACACATCGTTGCATCCGTATCCACATCATTCCCAGAATCCCGCATCCTTACACAGGACGCAGAATCAAACTGGGCAAAAGTCCAAGCCGTATCTGGCCCAGAGGCACTTGTTGCTGCTGGTGGACATCAAGCACCATTTGAAGTCAAGTACGACATCTTTGGTCTAGGAACAACAGCTCGTCCAGTTCGTGACGCGCTTCCTCGTTTCCAGGCTGATCGTGGCGGAATTCGCTTCATCACACCCCCTGTTCTTTCAGACTATGCAGACGCTGTTGGCGTATGGACTGCTGCTAATGATGCAGCTACAACTCCATCACCAGCCGCTAAGACAAGTTTGACAGTGGCAGCTGCAGCAGAAGTAACAGTAGCAACAGACGCTGTAACACTTCAGATGCAGTTCGGTAACCTTGCAACTCGTGCATACCCTGAATTGATCGCTCGTCACAACGAGCTTGGTCTTGTTCAGCACGCACGCGAAGCAGAGCAGAACCTTCTAGCGAAGATTGCAGCTGGTTCAACAGCTGTAACAACTACTTCACTAATCGGTTTCGGTCGTGACTTCCTAGTACAGGTTGGTCGCGCTTCAACTGCTTACCGTTCACGTCACCGTCTTGAGGCAGATGCCCCACTTCGCGTAATTATCCCAGCTTGGGTTAAGGACGCAATGGCAGCTGACCTTGCACTTGCAATGCCTGGCGACAACATGCTTAACGCATACTCAGAAATCGACGGCTACCTAGCTGCTCGTGGAGTAGTTGTGAGCTTCTCGCTTGACCAGAACGTATTCGGCGCTCAGGGTGCAACAGCACTTGTTGAGTTCACCGATTCATTCACTTGGTACCTCTTCGCTGAAGGAACATTCTTGTTCCTTGACGGTGGAAGCCTTGACCTTGGAATCATCCGTGATTCATCTCTAGTCGGAACTAACGACTACAAGATGTTCATTGAAACATTCGAAGGTGTTGCAAAGGTTGGTATCGAAGGTCTTGCAATTACCTCAACCATCTCAGTGAACGGTGTAGCAGCAGCTCTCCGTGACACTACAGGTGGCGCAACAGCTGCAGCAGTCGAATACTAAGCCGACTAACTAGTAGTAGTTAATTACTGAAGCAACGCTCAAGGTTCTAGGAAAGGAAGAGATAAGATGGCATTCAAAGGAGTTTTTCCAGCGAGTGAGCTGATCCCTGCCCCCTGTGGAATCTTGAGCGTTGCTGATGTAATGCAGCACACAGCAAGAGAGTCCGACGAGCGTTGGATTCGTAAGTTTTCAAAGGAATACGACAGCCTTCCTTCATACGTTCGTTTACTTACTGTAAACGACGAGACTGTCACAAACGGAACACTTTCCGATAAGCAATCATCAACAAGCTATTTAACTTATGTCCCCTTCAATATTGAAGTTGAGGATTTTAGTTCTACTTTTGGTCTTCTAGGTGTTGACCGTATTGCAGCCGTTAAAGCTGCATTAGAAGCTGTTACAGCTAAAGCTTTAGAAAGAGAATTTTGGGAAGGCAAAGCTGCACTAGCTGAGACAGATGCCAATGGCAATATGTATCTCAGCAAAGCAAGCGCTGCAACTATCCCAGTTGACGCAGCAAAGAAGCCAGAAAATGCTTTGATGCTTTTAGAGCAAGCAATTTCTAACTCACCAACAGGCCAAAACGGTGTCATTCATATGACCCGCGATGTGGCTTCTATTTTAGGATCACGCCTTGTTTACAAAAAGGGTGAAACAGAGAATTCTGGACGAGCAATGACTCGTTTAGGCACAGACGTCATTATTGGCTCTGGTTATACAGGTAACGGTCCAATTGGACATGCGAACGCAACAGCGTCAGCAACCAACAAATGGATCTATGCAACTGGCCCAGTTGAAGTACATCTCGGTAAAATCGAGGTTGTAAACGATAACTTGGCTCAAGGAGCAGATGTTACAATTAACAACATGCGTATCAAGGCATTCCGCCCAGCGGCTGTCTACGCAGACCCAAGCATGCTTTACGGCATGCGAGTGACATTACCTAGCGACTAATCCCAAACAAAGAAAAAGGAGAAAACTGGAATGGCTACACAGGACTATGCGGCTAGCGTCCAAGGTGTGGCGATCCGAGTCACTAGACTGGACGCCTCAGGAACCTTGCTAAATGGAGCAGGGGATAGTTACACTACCTCGGCGTTCCTCCGTAAATCATTTACACCCGAATATGTAGAGGGTGACGAAATCACAGAGAAGTCAGCTGACGGCACGGTATGCGTGTCATACAAAGCCCCTGATACTCTAAAGCGCATTACTATGGAGAT